TGCAAAAGAAAGAATGGAAAGATTTGGTAGAGCAAAAGATAGACCTAGTGTATTTGATTTAATAAAAGGTGATGAAGATAGTTTTAATTTGTTTTTTGGAAATAAGGAAAATATGAAAAAAAGCCTCCGATACGCAATAGATAAAGATTTTAAGAATCAAGAACTTACTCCACCTATTTTGGATGATGCATTTTTTTTAAAAAGTATTAAGGATAAATAATGGCGACTAGAGGAAGAAAAAACAAAGCTCATATCAATAAACAATTATGGGATAGAGCAAATAATACAGATAGGTCTAAGTGGCGTAGTAAAAGTCAAAAAGGATATGATTTTTATCTTGACGAACAACTTACTATGGATGAGGAAAAAAACCTAGACGAATCTGGAATGCCATCTTTTACAATAAATAGGATTTTACCTATTATTGAAATAATGAAATATTTTGTTACAGCTAATAGTCCACGATGGAAAGCTGTAGGTGCAACAGGTGATGATACAGATATTGCACAAGTACACTCTGACATATCTGATTATTGTTGGCATTTGTCTAATGGTAATTCAATATATGGTCAAGTAATATTAGATAGTTTAGTAAAAGGTGTTGGTTTCTTTTTAATAGATGTAGACCAAGATTTAGACCACGGCAAGGGAGAAGTAGTTTTTAGTAGAGTTGACCCTTACGATGTATTTGTAGACCCAGCTAGTAGGGATTTTTTATTTAGAGATGCTGGATTTATTATGGTTAAAAAGAACCTATCTAAAACACAACTTAAAAATTTATTTCCACAACATGCTTCTAAAATAAATAAAGTAAGTAGTAGTGCTTATAGTAGCACATTTACACAAAGAGATATGGAATCTTCTAAAGTTATACAACCTGAAGATATAAGTTTTACATATGATAGTAAAGGTGAAGAAGACCAAATTATTTCATACTATGAAAATTATAGTAAAGTAAAAGTTCCATTTGTTAATGCATTTATTCGTGTACCATTAACTGATGACCAAGAGCAACAACTTAAACAATCTGTAGATGTACAACTACAAGAGTTTGAAGCAGAAGTATCTGTACAATTGCAAGAAAAAATG